AGATCCTAATACAGTTAAAATGATAAAAGCAGGCGACCAAGCTCTGTGGTTTGGTAGAGGTATTACTGGTTACGGTGATTGGCATTTAGGTGTATACGGATATAGACGTAATGCATTAGAAATGTACCCAACACTTGCAGAATATGAAGAAGAACGAATTGAGCAACTAGAACAGTTGCGATGGATCAAAAACGGTTGGCAAATTGGTTGTTTGAGTGTAAACTATAATGGAGTAGAGATAAATTCACCAGAGGACATTGTTACATGGCATATCAAGAATTCCCAGTAAGAGAAGTATTAGCATGTATAGATACAAATGCAAAAAGCATTTGGCCTGAGCTTACTGATGAACAAAAGAAGTGTGTTAACTTTTGGCTATTGAATAGATATGCAAGTTCAGTAGTTGGCTCAAGAGAAGCACAAGAGCTTGCTGTTGTTATGACTAACCAAATCTATAATAAGAATTGGAATGTGTTAGCAACAAGACATCCGCAACTGCAATGGCAACTATTATGTTCAACACACAATGCATCTGCATCAATTAGAAAACATCAATGGATAGGATTTAAGAAAAAGAAAGGCAACAACAATGCTATAAAACTTTTAGAAAAAATATATCCTAACATGAAACAAGACGAGGTAGAATTACTTGCTAGATTATCTACAAAAAAAGAACTCAAAGAACTTGCAAAGGATCACGAAATTGACGTCAAGCTCTGAGAAGCCATACAAGTGTGAGTATTGTGGCAACAGCTATATGCGAGAAAAAACTCTTGCGGCGCACATGTGTGAAAAGAAAAGACGTGCATTACAAAAAGATGAGAAACGTGTACGCTATGGCTTTTATGCTTTTGGTAGATTTTATAAACTAAGTGCAGGTACAAAGAAAGAAAAGACATATGAAGATTTTTGTGCTAGTCCCTATTACAATGCTTTTGTTAAGTTTGGGAGTTTTCTTAATAACGTCAAACCCTTATATCCTGAGAAGTATATCGATTATGTTGTTACAAGCGGTGTCAAATTAGATCACTGGGCTAAAGACGAACTGTATGAAAAATATGCATTACAATTTATATTAAAAGAAGATGTAACTACTGCACTAGAGCGTAGTGTTCAAACAATGATGGAATGGGCAAGTGAAAACGAGCCAGCGGCATGGAATCATTATTTTAATTACATTAGTTTAAATAGAGCAGTATGGAATATCAGAGATGGAAAGATAAGTCCGTGGTTGATACTAAATTGTAAGAGTGGAAAAGAAATGTTAAGTAAGTTCAATGATGAACAACTTAAAATGGTATATAATGTAATTGAACCACAGCACTGGGCAATGAGATTTAAAAGACAACCTAACGATGCCCAACTAGCAAAAGATGTTGCTAAAGAAAGTAATTTATGAGAAAACTATTAGACGGAACTGAAGTAGCCGACGAATTAGAAGCAGACAAACTTGAAGTATATACTAAGTGTCCTACAAAGTATAAACTAGTAGATATGGAAACAGGTGACGAGTATATGGGACTACCGTTTGGTACAAGACACCCTAGCGGACTGTATGATGTATACTGGCAGAAGATAGACAAATGATACAAGTAATAGAAAACTTTTTACCAGCAGACGAATTTAAAAAATTACGAGATGAATTATTGTCTCCTGAGTTTCCTTGGTACATTACACCTGATGTAGCATTTGGACACAAAGACAATCAACCTCATGTAGAACGTTGTGATGATATTTACAACTGGCAACTTATACATAATTTTTATAATACACCAGGAACAATGAGCGAAGCAATTAAACTTATGAATCCTGTACTTGAAACAATCAAAGCAAACGTACTACTACGCATTAAAGCAAACCTTACACCTAGAGCAGATGCAATAGTAGAACACGGTATGCATGTAGATGTAATGCCTCCGATTGACAATGTTACCACAGGTGTGTTATACTTAAACACAAACAACGGCTATACAGCATTTGAAGATGGACAACAAATACCTAGTATTGAAAATACATTTGTAACTTTTCCTTGTACGTGGAAACACACAGGTACAACTTGCACAGATGAAAAGTATAGAGCGTTAATAAATTTTAACTACATAAAGGTTGACGATGCCTGATATTGATATTGACTTTGCAGACAGAGATATTATCTTAACTAAGATACAACACCGTGTGGCAAAACTTAATACAGGTAAGAAGCACAACACAGGTGTGTATGTAACTGAGGTTCCACACAATCCTGTAGACAACTTGACTACAATAGAACACAAGACTGCGGAAGAACGCGGCTACTTTAAACTAGACTTTCTTAACGTAAGCATATACAAAGATGTTAAGAACGAACAACACTTAATAGATCTAATGAAGAAAGAACCAATATGGCAACTACTGGAACACAAGGACTTCGTCGACAAAGTATTTCATCTAAGCGGGCACGACAGTCTGTTAAAGCAATTGAAGCCTACTTCGGTTGTGCAATTGGCGGCTACACTGGCAATCATACGTCCGGCCAAGAAATACCTAGCAAACGAAAGTTGGGAAAAGATACACGAAGAAGTTTGGCAAAAGCCGACTAATGGTGAATACTTTTTTAAGAAAGCACACGCATACGCCTACGCACAAAGTGTTGTGGTTCATATGAATCTATTATGTGAGATGCTTGAAAGCGAATCTTAAAATATATTATCTTCGCTAACTTCGCCAGGTACTACTTTACCTTCGACTGTAGTTTGGCCACCTTTGACTGAACGAGGAACAACTACAAATTCTATTTCATGCTCCTCTACTTCTTTAGGAGGTTCAGGAACATATTCTTCCAATGCTTCCATACCAAGTGCTACATAGAATACACCCATCTTAGGATCTACACAGAATGCCGCCGGCGTTCCTAAATGAGGATGAAGAACAATCTTCTTACACTCGCCTTCATAGAACTTGCCCTTGTCTGCATAGTCGCATTTAAATGTTTGTCCAAGCCACTTACCCATGATATCTCCTTACTTAGGTTTCTTAACCAGTTGTACTGATTTGCGCTTAACTCTTTTTATAGTTAGATTGTTTAAGTTTACACAAGGACCTATGGTTACTTTTACATCTTTGCTGTTCATTGTTTGAATAGCATAACGGAAGTATTCCATTTCTTTACGCAAAAAGATATTAATAGGAATCATTCTATTTGATTCCCACCACCATACATCTCCCATTTCAAGTAAGTGTTTCTTTTCGACTTCTGATTTTAAGTCGGTGTATACGTACATCGATGTAACGTATTGATCTTGATTTATAATTATACCAACGTATTCGTTTCCACCATAATGGACAACACTGATAAATGGGAAGTTATTTTCTATATCTTTTAATAGCATGTTTTTCCGATAAATACTTTTATGCAAACTTTAAGATATTTAGCACCAAATAGAATCGAGGTCCTAGCAAATGAAGCAGGACACGTTACGGAGTATAGACCAGTGTATAGCAGACAGTTAAATGTATATAGAGGCATAGATAATGTGCTTGAATTTAAATTACTAAACCCAGACCAAAAACCATTAGATGTAGATAGATACACACCTAAGTTTGTTGCGTTTGATGAAAACAATGTACAAGTACTTTCGTATGAAGGTGTTAACTTACAAGAGGGTGATAGTACTGCATATACTAAAAAAGGTTTGTTTAAAGTTACAGTTACAGAAAACGATCTATTAAACGTAAAAGATCAGTTCTTAACATATAACATATATCTAATTGACTTCGATGGTACTAACGTATTAACATATGCTAACGAATGGTTTGATGCTACAGGTATTATAAATGTTAAGAGTCATGCGTTTCCAGGACCAGTTGAAACAAAGTCTATAAAGACACTTGCTAAACTTACATCTAATGCTACAGAATGGCACAGTAGAGATATAGTAGATGCACAGCCAGGTATTAACGGTAATGAAGCATTACATACAGCAGTTGTATACACAGACGGATACGAAGGTGATATTGTAGTACAAGCAACACTTGATGATCAGGTAACAGACTATACGCCTTGGGCTGATGTAAAACAAGTAGCATTCACAGGTGCTGAAACAGAACCAACACCAATAAACTTTAACGGTGTATTTTCATACATACGTTTCAAAAGTACAGCAGATCCAACAAACAAAATATCTAAAATACTCGTTCGAAACTGATTGACATTACTTTAAATCTCTGCTATAATAATAGTATGAGTGTAGTAAACGATACAGTTCTGACATACTTGCCGTCTAAGCGGAAACAAACGCCTAGTGGCTGGATATCTTTTAATGCTACGTGTTGCCATCACAATGGTCACGCCGCAGACACTCGAGGACGTGGTGGCTTAATAAGCAACCCAGATGGAGGCGTAAGTTATCATTGCTTTAACTGCGGCTTCAAAGCATCCTGGCAACCGGGCAGGTCTTTCTCACATAAACTGCGTAAACTTCTCCAATGGATGGGAGCGCCTGATGACGTAGTCAACAAGGTGGCATTAGAAGTGATGAGAGAGAATGAAGGTGTTGAAGCAAAAACGTTAATAGCGCAACTGCCGACATTCAATACTGTTCCGTTGCCAGATGATGCGATTAAGATAACAGACATAACAGACTTCAACAAGTACAGCATGGCAGTACTTGAATACATGGCCGCTCGTGGATTAAACACAGATGACACAAACTATTACTGGAGCCCCAGCTTAGGGTATCGTGATAGATTGATCATACCCTTCTACTTTGAAGGTAGGGTAGTAGGTTGGACTGGTCGTAGTGTCAACCCAGACAAGAAGCCCAAGTACTTAACTGAGGTACAACCTGGATACGTATACGGACTAGACGAACAGGGCTATGCTAAATCCTTTGCTATATTGTGTGAGGGTCAGATAGACGCTATACACATACAAGGTACAGCACTGGGTGGGTCAGAGATAAATGACCAACAGTCTATGCTACTCAACAGATTGCAGAAGCAAATCATAGTATGCCCTGACAGAGATAAAGCAGGGTCCAAACTTGTAGAGCAAGCAATCGACCTAGGGTGGAGTGTAAGTATGCCCGAATGGACAGAAGACATCTGTGATATAGGCGAAGCAGTAGAACGCTATGGTAGACTGTATACATTGTACAGCATAGCAAATACAGCAGAAGATAGCCCACTTAAAATAAGACTTAGAGCAAAGAAATGGTTTGCCTAAATATAGATTGACAACTAACGTAGTAGGATATATAGTACACATATGACAACGAGACAAAACACAGACTATGGTTATGATATACAGAAAGTATATCTAGAGATGATGCTATCGGACGCTGAGAGCTTTGTACGCTGTCAGGCAGTATTTGATCCAGATAGTTTTGACAGAAGACTAAAAGCACCAGCAGAGTTTCTTAACAATTATGTTAGTGAACACAATGCATTGCCTACACTTGATATGATCAATGCGGCAACTGATGTTAAATTAAAAGACGTAGGCGAACTACAAGAGAATCATTATGATTGGTTACTTGCAGAGTTTGAAACGTTTAGTAAGCACAAGGCACTAGAAGCGGCAATCCTAAAGAGTGCTGACTTGTTAGAGAATGGTGACTATGGGCAGTGTGAAGACTTGGTCAAGAAGGCTGTACAGATTGGTTTACAAAAAGACTTGGGTACAGACTACTGGCGTGATCCTAGAGCAAGACTAGAAGGCATCAAGAGTACAAACGGACAGGTAAGCACAGGTTGGCCAGCTATGGACAAGAAATTGTTTGGTGGCTTCAACAGAGGCGAGCTGAATATCTTTGCAGGTGGTTCGGGTGCAGGTAAGAGTTTGTTCTTAGCAAACATTGGTGTTAACATGGCCGAGAAAGGTCTTAACGTGATCTACTTGACACTAGAGCTTGCAGAGAGTCTAGTTAGTATGAGACTTGATAGTATGACCACAGGCATTCCAAGTCGTGATGTGTTTAAGAGCATTGACGATGTTGAAATGAAAGTTAAGATGATTGGCAAGAAGAGCGGTAAGTTCCAAGTCAAGTATATGCCTAGTGGTAAGACAGCAAATGATGTACGTAGTTACATTAAAGAGTATGAGATTAAAACAGGTACTAAGGTAGACTGTTTGTTAATTGACTACTTAGACTTGTTGATGCCAGCAAGCACAAAGGTAAGTGCAGAGAACTTGTTTATCAAAGACAAGTACGTAAGTGAAGAACTACGTAACCTAGCAATGGAATTGAACACAGTGTTTGTTACAGCGGCACAGTTGAATCGTGGTGCTGTTGAAGAAATTGAATTTGATCACTCGCACATATCGGGTGGACTTAGTAAGATTCAAACAGCAGACAACGTGTTTGGTATCTTTACTAGTAGAGCTATGCGTGAACGTGGACGCTATCAACTACAGTTGATGAAAACACGTAACTCGAGTGGAGTAGGACAAAAGATTGATCTAGGCTTTGACGTAGACACACTGCGCATTGTAGGCATAGATGAAGATGAGTCAGATGGCGCACAGTCAAGTGCAGGCAGTGCTAGTATCATGGACACACTCAAAAGAAACAATGCAGGGTCAATGGCCAATGCACAACCTAGACAAGATCCAAGTGAAGGATCAGGCATAGGCAAAGTTAAAGCACAGACTGATTCAACAAAGTTGAGAGACTTTCTCAACAACCTAGACGACGAATAAAGGAAACTACATTGTTAAAACTTATCGAGAACTCAGATCTCTGGCACCTATTTGAAGATGATCCAGTACGTCCACACCTAAGCCCCTTGTATAGAACCTCACCAGGTAGACAAGCATTTGTACTCTACAGTCGCAATGACATTAGAGAACGAGCAAGAGCTGTTATATGTGTGGCCTATACTAATGCTGTTCCTGAAAACGAAAGCCAACTGGAC